CGAGGCGGTCCCCATGATGCTCAGGTCAGTCACGACCGCGTACAGGAACTGGTCGGCGTAATACCCGCCCGACCCCGGCAGGTAGTTGTGGTGCACGACGCTGTGCGACGGGGGCTGGCAGCTGGTCAGCCCGGTCGAGCTGCCCGGGTTCAGGGTCGCGAACGTCGAGGTGAACGGCGCGACGACGGTCGTGATTGCGATGCCGGTCAGGTGGGAGAACCGCAGCGGCGTGTTCGCCGACAGGACGATGTTCGTCGCCGTCGAGCCGGTGCCCACCGTCACCAGCTCGGAGTCGCCCGCGGTGGAGTCGACCTGGATGAAGGTGCCGCTGACGGCCGAGGTGCCGGACGTGACCGCGATGGACGTCGCGCCGGCGGACAGCGCGCTGGAGGTCGTCCACGTCGGCGTGGAGGCGGTGCCGACCGAGTACATGTCCCCGAAGAACCCGAGCAGCAGGTGCCCGAACGTGTCGCCGTACAACGGGGACTCGGGGATCGTCAGCTCAGCCCACGCCGGCCCCTGCTGCAGGTCGTGCAGCTCGTTCATGTCGCCCCAGTAGGAGGCGTCCCTCAGCCACTGGGGCTTGTTGCTGGGCTGCAGGGCCTTGGACTTCACGCTGGCGAACACCGGGGCGACGCTGGCCGTGGCGAGTTCCCGGCCGATCTGCCAGTACCCGGTGGAGACCGGCTGTGCGGTAGTCGGGGGCGCAACCATGGGTCAGTCCTCCTCGGTGCCGGTCTCGGCCGGGCTTGGCGGGGTGTCGGCCGGCCCGTCGGCCGGGTCCGGGGGTTCGGCGGCGCGTTCCTCCGCCTCGGCCTCGGCGGCTGCGCGTTCGGTCTCCGCCGCGGCGGCCTCGGCTTCCTCCGCGGCGATGCGGGCCGAGTCCTCGCCTGTCAGCGGCAGCCAGTCCTGGCGGGGGGTTTCCCCGAAGTCCCGGACGTCGCCCGGCTCCGCGTGGCCGACGAGTCGGCCGGAGGAGTCCCGCAGGACCGGGTCGTGGCCGGGGGGGCCGGCGTAGCGGTGCAGCGGCATGGGGCCTCCAGGAGCGCGGCGATGACGAGGGGGCGGTACGGTTGCGGCCATGAGCGGCGAGGAATCCGCGCTCCCGGCCGGGTCGGTCGTCTACTGCTGCCCGCTGCCGGATTGCGACTGGATGCACGGCGAGACGAGCTGGGATGCCGCCGCGCTCCCGGGTGACCGGGTGCTCGACGTCGCGGTGCGCCAGATCGCGGCCACCGAGGGCGCGCTGGCGGCGCACCTGCGCACTCACCCGCTGCTGGAGTGGGTGCGGGAGATCTCGCGCCTGCACGGAGAATTGGATAGGGCCAGGACCGCGCAGTGGCGCGGCGAGAGCGGGGCGCTTATCCTCGTCGCGATCCTGCTGCGCCGGCTCGGGGGCGAGGTGTTCGTCAGCGACGCCGAGCAGGTCATCGAGGGCGGGACGATCAGCCAGATGCCCGAGCGGGACGGGTTCAGGATCTGGGTGAGCGGCAGGCAGGGGGCTGCGGGTGAGCACTGACGAGGACCCCGCAGCGTGGCTGCGGTCGGCGATCACGGAACGGCTGGAACTGGCACGCGAAGCCGCCACGCCCGGTGACCTGCGCGGGACCGGGGCACGGCTGGGAGGAATGGGCTCCTACGCGCTGATTTCCTCGGCCACCGTCACCACGATCTCTGCGTCGTAGCGGTTGTATCCCTCGTCCTCCAGCGCCCGGACGTAGATCTGGCCGTCCTGGACTTCCCCGACGTCGTTGATCTGCGACTGGGTGCCGTCGTTCGGGTCGGTCACCACCGCCGGCATCGGGAAGAGGAACCGGAGCCGCTTCATCGCGAAGTCCACGATGCCGGGGAACGAGTCGTCGTCGTTCGCGCCCATCCACACGATGAAGATGTGCGGCCGGTGGGTCATGATCTTGACGCCGGAGAACGTGTTCAGCCCCGTGTTGCGGGGCATCGAACGGCCGCCCTTCTTGTCGTCGCGGTCCTCCCCGAACGCCACGGGCCACACGTACGCGGTCGGGATGTCCGTCTCCACGTTCGGGTCCGGGGGAAGGACGTAGGCGGCCATGTCGGGGGCACCGCCGGGCATGGGGATGCCGTCGAGCTGGCCGCGGAGATAGTCCAATACGCTGGCAATGGGCACCGCTCACCGCCTCGCTGGCCTGCGCTTATATGATCCTGGCGAACGGGGCCAGGATGTCCTTCGCCTGCTTCGCCAGCGTCTGCGCCCGGACACTGCCGCCCTCGGACTTCCCGCCGGGAGCCTGCAGGACCGTGGTCGACGTCGCTCCCCTCGTCAGGGCCTGGGAGCAGCAGAACAGGATGGCCGCCCACACCACCGTCTCGGGGAGCGTGGAGACCATCACCCCGGCAGCGTGGTCAAACTGGAGCGGCGAGGCGAGGGTGAGCGTGCCCGGCCCCGAGGCGGCAGAGGCCGCGGTGCACTGGACCACTTCCTGGTTCCCCGCGTCGTAGACGGTCCCGGTCGCCCCGGTGAAGCCCGACAGCGGCGAGACGGCCGCCCATCCGGTGCAGTCGTCCACCTGGATCGTCTGCGGCGTGTCGCCTGTGACCGGCGCGGCGGCTGCGGTGAGCCCGCAGTGCGGCCAGCCGTTGACGTGCTGGACCTGGATCGCGTAGCCGTCGTGGCCGAGGCTCCAGTTCACCCACCGGGGGGCGAGCAGGATCTGCTGGCTTCCCTCGCCCGCGCCGGGAGGGGCCGAGGAGTCGTAGAGGCCGGCCGGCGGGTAGGCCACCGCGTAGTCCGATGGCGGGACCGTGACCCAGTTCCACGGCAGGCAGTTCGGGGACACCTGAACCGAGATGACCTCGAGGACCGGCCAGCGTTTCAGGATCAGGCTGGTCGGCCTGCGGCCCTGCTGGTCGACGCCGACCCGGACGCCGGGCCCGTAGAGCAGCAGCGGGTCGATGGTGGCCCGCAGCGGCTGCTTGCACGCAAGGTCGACGAGGCCGGTCGCGGTGGCGCAGATGTTGGCCAGCGCGGCGGTACGGGAGGCGTCGGTCACCCCGGACCTGATCCCGCCGGCCGGGATGCTGGCCCAGGCGATTCCGGTTGGTGCCTGAACGAGCAGTTCCGGCGTGACGTAGGGCGTCAGGGGTCCGACAGGGAGTGGCGTCGTCACGGGAGGCCCACCGCCTCCCCGCCGCTACCGTTGGGGCATGAACCAGGAAGACGCCTACCTGCTGGCGATCGTCGGCCGCGAGCTGCACCGGGCCACGCTCATCGGGAATGCGCCGCCGCTGATCACGAAGCTCCGCGAGCGCATGCGGAATCCGCAGCCCGGCGACCTCGTGCTGGAGATCTCACGTCTCGGCGGCATGATTCCGGGCCGGTTCGACCCGGACAGTATCGGCCGCCTGCTCCGCGCCGAGAGCGCCGATGGCGGCCGTGACCGCTGGGTGGTCGAGCCGCTGCACGCGCCCGGCACTGAGCAGGGGTGGCAGAACGCGGAGTTCGTCGCGCTCCCCGACCACTACCGCTGGGCGGACTAGGCGGCGCTACCCCGCATCTCGGCCAGCATCTGCGCGCTGAGCGCTCCCTGGGCGATCAGGAACGGCTTGCGTCCCGGCTGCTGCTGGGCGCCCGGGTGATGGGCGGCGCAGTACAGCGTCCCGCCGACCATCACGGCCGACTCCGCGAGGCCGGGCATCGCCTCCGGGTTCGGGCTGGCCGGGTCCGGTGACGGCTGCAGCGACGCCGGCAGGAACGACAGCGCCTGGATCAGGCCCCGGCGCGGGTCGTCCCCGGGAAGCGCCTCCACCGCGGCCTTGTACGCGGCCTCGGCCTCGGCAAGCTCGCGGGCGTGCATGCTGAACCAGGTGTACCGGGCCAGCATGCACGTGGCGCACGGCAGCGGCTTGACAGAGTCCTGCACCTGGGACAGGGCCTGGACTACGGCCTGGAACAGCTGCTGGGGAAGCTGTTCCAGCGCGGCGGCGACGGCCCTGAGCGCCTGCGCCGACGGGGTGCGGCCGTTGGCGCCGAAGCCGGGAGGGACCTGCTGCGGGGGCTGCGCGGCCATCTCGTCGCTGAGTTCCTTAACGGCCGGCACCTCCGCGGCCAGGTCGCCAGCAGCGGAGGGCGCGTCATCGCCGCGCTGGCGGCCGGGGTGGTTCGTCACCCCGGCACCATACCGCAGCGAGGGCGATTCCCGGCTTACCGGCCGTAGAGGAACGGCGGCGTCGCCAGCCCCGTCAGCCCCGACGGGGTGAACGACGCCGGCACCGTCGCCTGGGAGGCGGTCGATCCTGCCGAGTACACCGAGTTGATCTCCGGCACCGCCGCGACGGCAGACGCGCCCGCGAAGTGCGGCGATGTGCCCGTGAACGAGGTGACGATCCCCAGCCAGTAGTCGGTACCCGCGACGACCGCCTGCGTGATCGCGCCCTCCACGATGCCCGTGGACTCCATTGCCGTCGTCAGGTCGGCGGTGTTGGTCAGCACGGTCCCGGCGGCGGAGGCGATCATGAGCCGGTTCACGCCCGATCCTGCCGTCACCCCCGCTGTGGTAATCCAGCAGCCGAGGTAGGACAGGGTCCGGGTGATCGCCGCCGTGCAGCGCGCCCAGTACACCGTCTCGTTCACCGCCGTGACCGCGGAGGT